TAAACTTATTGCTATGATTGATATTAAACAAACAAAAATTTTAGAAGTCTATATAAATCAAAAAGAAGCGTGTGAAGCAAGAAATTTAAAAACACGTTCATTTACAAGAGCTATTAAACAAAATAGTATTAGTTCAGGTCATTATTGGAATTTTTTTGATGATTGTAGTGAGCAAATGAAAATTGAATATTTAAAAAATAATAAACTTCCAGAAAAAAATAAACCAGTATCTAATTATATAATCAATCAAATAAATCCTGATAATAATGAAATTATAAATACTTTTTATTGTAAAACAGATATTATTCAAAAATTTCAAATGTCTTATGTATCTTTAGATAAAGCATTAAAAGAAAATAAAATAACTCATGGATATTTTTGGAAAATAAATGCAGATTAAATTTAATTTTTTTTTAAATTTAAAGCTATATTAATTATATAAACTTTTACAAGTTTATAATCAATCAGTCCAATATCTATTATAATCTTTTTTTTTAACTGATGATTTAATAAATTGTTCTGTTGGAATATATATATTTATATTATTAATATTTTTTTTTATAGAATTTCCATCTCCTGATGTAGTATTAGAAGTACCATATAATTTTAATTTACTTAAATTATTATTAATTGTTCCATATTTATAAATTCTATTTTCACATTTTTTAGTAAATCTATTTATTTTTCCTCCAAATGAATAAATTAAGTAAGTAATTAAAAACCATGATGAACTACCATTTGATTCATTAATATGTAAATGTATTTTACCATTATATTTATCTTTAAAATCAGGTAATTTTATTAATTCTAGATTTTTAACTGATTCTACATGATATTCATTTTCTTCATTCCAACAATCCCATTCTTCTATTTTTTTATTTTTATTAATTTTAATAATATTTTTCATCCATTTTTCTTTTTTTCCTGTTAATGTTCTTAATATTAAATGAACAGGAATTAAATCTCCTCCACCATTATTTTCAATATGAAAATGTATTTCTTTATATTTATCTCTATTTAATATTAATCTATCTAATTCTTTTTTTATATTTTTTTTATTTTCACTTATTAAAAAGTTTTCAAAAATAAAATGATTTAATGGGTATTTCTTTTTCATATTCATATTCATATTTAATGATTTTTGTTCTTTTAAATAATTTGCTTGAATAATTTTATTGTCAAATAATTTAAATGATTTTATATGTAATTCATTTATATAATTAAATCTTGAAATATAATATAATAAATCTGTATTACATAAATTAATATTTATTAATTTACTTATACATTTAATATAATTATTCCATAAAATTTTTTTTGAATTTGTTAATACATATTTAATTTTTGATTTTTCATTTACAATATTACCATCTAAATTTATTAAATTAATTATATAATAATCTTTATTAAAAAATATGAAATAAAAATGAGATAATTTAAAAGGAATGTTTGATGAATAATTTATTTTTATTGGATAATATTTATTAATATATAATTTAATTTTATTTATAATTTCATTTAAATTATTAAATTTATAACTTAAACCTTTAAGACTTGGTTCATTTTCTTTATATGATTTTTTAGGATCATTTTTACACAATTTCATATATTATTAAATGATAAAAATTTAATATATGATATAAATTAAATTTATATTTCATTTATAATTTTAACTGATTTCATTTTTTTAGCATATTTACTTAAATTTTCATAACCTGAATGTCCATAATAATAAGAATATAAGTCTATTTTATTTTTTTTATTTAAATCTTTAAATTTATCATTGGATACATATGTTTTATCAAGCATAAAATAATTATTTTTACTTCCTAAAGCAACAGGATAAGGAACATCATTATTACCGACAGGAGAATAATATTCATTTATAGTATCATCTATTTTAAATTCATAAATATCTACTCCTATAAATACATATTTATTAGAATCTATTTGTAATAATATAGAATTTCCATCAAACTTTGATCCATAACCTTTACTAAAATTAGTCATATCGCATTTAGGACTTTTACCAATAAATATTTTTTTATAATTGTATGATTTTACAAATTCGTTATAAAAACATTTATTATTATCATTTATTTTTGACCAATTACTATTTCTTATATAATAATTATTTGATATTTTATAAATATGTACATCATTATTTTTTATATAAACTAAAAATGGTCTTCCTCCATTAAAATGAATAAAATATGATTTATAACCTTTAAACTTTTCTTTTATTTTTTTATATAATTCATTATTTTTTAATAATAATTCTCTGTTTAAATCACAATAAACTGATATTTTTTTTTTATTTATTATTTTTTTTTTAAATCCATCAGGAATTTTAGTTTCTTTTTTTTCAAATAAATTAAAATCAATGTACTTATAAATATAACCTTTTCTTTTTTCTATTCCATTTAATATACTTGTTGATGTATAACCAAATATACTTTTTTCCTTCTTTTCATAAGTAACAAATTTTGAACAATCAATTTTAGAGTTATTATTATTTTTAGTTATTTGTTTTTTCCATCTTTTAACTCCTTTAGAAGTAGCTTCAATTTTCCAGGTATTTCCATCTTTACCTTTTTTAGAAACTCCTAATTTTTCAGCATGAGCACAATAACCTAAACCTTTAGGACTAGGTTCATTGCCTTTATATGATTTTTTTGGATCATTTTTACATAATGGCATATAATATTAAATGATAAAAATTTAATATATAATATAAAAAAATATTTATTTTTTTGTTGTTGTTTTAACTGATATTTTTAGAATAAAAATTATTTTAATTTTACAGTTTTCATAGGTTTTGAAAATTTCATTAATGGAGGACCACTTAATTTACCTTTTTGTTTTTTTTCTTGATTTTGTACTTCTTTTGATTTATTTTTTATATAACTACTTAATGTATAATAATATATAGGATTAATTTTATCTTTTAAACTTAAATGATGTATTTTATCCATTGGTACTTTTTTCTTATATAATAAAAAATAAGCATATTCTTTACTATATGCTATAGGAAAGTAATTATAATCATATAATTCAACAGATGAATAAAAATCTAATATTTCATCATTTTCACTTGTAAATTTATATACTTCATTACCTACAAAAATATAATCATTATTTACTTTAAATAATAAATTATTACCATTTAATTTTGTATTATAAGTAATACTATCAGTATAATTATTTAAAACTTGTTCGACACCTTTTGTTATAAATACTTTATCAAAATTAAATTTAAAATCAGGTTTTTTTTGTTCACTAATAAAATCTTTATGTTTTTTATTTAAAATTTTATTAAATGAAGATGATTCAACATCATTACTTGAAATATTTTTATAAAAATTATTTGGAATTTTATAAATAATACATTGTTTTTTATTTATTTGTACAATAAAATTTATTGGTGTAAAACCCATATCTCCATTATATCCTGTATAAATAAAATATGTTTTATGTTTTTCTATTTTTTTTCTATCATGTTTAACAGATTTTTTTTCTACTGTTTGTTTCACCCATCTTTTAACTCCTTTAGAAGTAGCTTCAATTTTCCAGGTATTTCCATCTTTACCTTTTTTAGAAACTCCTAATTTTTCAGCATGCGCGCAATAACCTAATCCCTTAGGACTAGGTTCATTTCCTTTATATAATTTTTTAGGGTCATTTTTACACAATGGCATATAATATTAAATGATAAAAATTTAATATATGATATAAAAAAATATTTATTTTTTAGTTGTTTTTTTAACTGGTTTTTTAGTAGAAATAGACTTTTTAACTGGTTTTTTAGTAGATTCTTTTTTTATTTTTTTAATTTCTTTATTAAAAGTTTTTTTCATAGAATCTAATTGTTTGTCTCTTTGTTTCTTTTCACTTTCAATTATTTTTTTATTTTCACTAGTAAATTTTATTTTTTTATTTTTATAAAAATTTACACATTCTTTTTCAACATCATCTTTTGTTATTTTACCTTTAAATCCCATAACACTTATTTTTTTTCCTTCTAATAAACTGCAATAAAAGTCTTTTTGTTTTTTATTTATATAAGACTTAGTATCAATATAAAATTTATAATCTTCAGCTAATTCATCTTTTTTGTCAGTAAATTTATATTTAAATACAGTAATTTTTCCACCAAAAGAAAATTTATAATCTACACCATCATAGTCTTCGGTCATTTTTTGCCCTAAATATTTACCTTGTTTTTTAAATCCTTTTTTATCATTTACTACTAGTATTTCCATATTTAATGGAAAAAGATTTTCACTTTTATTTGTACCTCTTATATACAATATTCTATTTGATACTTGATTTTCTGGTATTTCTTCAATACTATTTTTTTTTTTAATTTCTTTAGTAGCCATTATAAATTTATAATAGATATTTATTTTTTATTATTAAATTTTAATTTTTTTATTTCACTTTTTTATTTTACATTTAAAAAACAAAAATAATATTTTTCAACAACTCATAATATTATTATATTTCTCTAATATATAAATGAAACTGATTGAAAAAAAATATTTAAGAAGGAATATTATTGTATTGAAAAATAAATTTCCTTCTGAATTTGGTCGTTATATTCAAGCTTTAAGAAATCTTCAATTATCCGATGATTGGTCAAGAATTTGTGGAATCCATGGAAATACGTTTGACCCTAATGATAAAGGAGTCAAATGTCCAACAGATCCAGCTATTGTTGAAAAAATAGGAAATACACCAGATGAACCATTTTATTGTGCTCACAGTGAAACCAAATTTGCTGTTTTTCATACAGTTTATATTTATCAATATGAATTATTAATAAATAAATATAATAGTTCAAAAGATAAAAGTTATATAGCTTTACCCTATTTATTTTTACAAAATGATGGTTCAGATTATTCTTTTATGAATGAAACAAATATTACTATTTTAGTTGATAATGAAGAAATAACTATGACAAATCCATTAGCAGCGCAAAATGTTTATTATTTTGATACAAATGGTGAAAAAAAAATAGTTCAAAGAAATGGATTTTTAACTCCAACTGATTCATCAGAATCAAAAAAACTAAATATGAATAATAAAGAATTTAATAATGTTATGTATGCAGAAAGATATCCTACTTTTAGTTCTAATACTTTATTTAATAATATATTGAAATCATTAATTGACTTTAATCCATTAGAAATTCCACATAATAATGTTCATGATTATATAGGAGGTCCAGGTGGAAATATGAGTGATGTTCCTATTTCAGCTTATGACCCATTATTTTGGATGCATCATTGTAATGTTGATAGATTTTTTTATAATTGGATGTATAATCAAACAAGTGGATTTTCAAATAAATTATTAACTCCACAAATACCTGAAGAAACATTAAATGATGTTATTTCTCCATTTTTTCCTAATGATGTTTATTCAACAAATTATAAAAATTATGAATATGGATGGGAAAATAATAAAGCAAGTTATATTAAAGTCAAAAATATGCTTGAATTTAATAAATATCCATATACATATAATAAAATTGATATTAGACCTTATAATCCATCAACTATTAATGTAGAACTTCATGGAATTCCAATTCCAAAAGAATCTATGCATATAGAAGTTTATTTATATCCAATTAATATTGAATTAACACCAGAAAATAAAGTACAATATAATGCTGGTTCCATATCATGGCATGGAATAAATAGGCATACAAAATGTTGTAAAAGATGTAATAAATCAAGAACAAATTTAAAGATTAATATAGAAGATTATGTATTAGATAATAATATTCAATTAGAACAATTAAAAACAGATTATAAATGGCATATTGAAGGATATGGAAGATTACATAAAATAAATGATGAATATTTATTTTATAATCAAAAAGATATTGTAAAAGATGGGTATATATCATTAATAATAAAAATTAATGAATTAAATACAGATTATAATAAAAATAAAAATAAATAATAATAATTTAATTAATTTATTATTATTTATAAAAATTATTATTTCGTATTTCATTTAAAAATAATAAATTTTCTTGAATTATTATATCATTATTATTATTTAAATAATTTATACAATTAATAAAATCTGTATAAAAATCTAAAAAATATAAATCATTTATTATTTGTTCTTTATAAAAAATTATATTTCTTAAACTATAAAATAATTGATTATTATTTATAATTTTATTTTTTAATATTTTTTTTAAAGATAAATAACCATTTTCTTTTTCATTAATATAATAAGAACTTATAGAATTATAATAATCTAATTGGTCATTGTATAAATCTAAATGTATAAATAATTTAGTATTTTTATTTTGTAAATTTATTCTATTAATTTTATTGAATTTATTTGTTAATAAATGTACTAATAAATAATTTTTTTGATTATAATATTCTATACAAGCATAAACAATTCCTTCAATTCTAGTTTTATCATATATAATAGATTTTAAATAATAATATATAGATTTATTTTTATCTTTATTTTTATATAAGTTACCGAGCATTATACAAGAATAATATTTTTCTTGTTCCCAGTTATTTAATGTTAATACTTTTTCATACCATTTTATTGATTCATTTATTTTATTACAATCTTTATAACTTTGAGCTATATAAAAAGCATATCTATTTTTTAAAGATATATCTTCCTCAATAATATACGCATTTTCTAATAATAATGCATCTTCATAATATTTATTTATTGATTTGTTTCGAAAACCTTTTCTTCCTGATTCTATATAATAATCCCCATATAATAATTCTGTTTTATTAATTTTTTCTAAATTATTTAAATATTCATGTAAAACACCTTTAAATTCCCATTTTATATGATTATTAATTAATAATGCTCTTTTATAATAAAAATTATTCCCAAATTTAAATTCATATTTATCTGCATCTAAATATTCAGGAATTTTTAATTCTCCATGTATTTTATCATCAGCATCAAAAATGAATAAATAATCGGTTTTTTTATAAGCCTTTTCTAAAGCAATTGTTCTATTTTTACCAAAATTTTCCCATGGAATGTCAAATATTTCACCATCTATTTTTTTTTCATTAAAAAATAATTGTATAATTTCTTTTGTATTATCAGTAGAACCTGTATCACAAATTACATAATATTGAATATTTAAATAATTTGTTATATTTATTAAAGTTTCTTTAATAATATGTGACTCATTTTTAACTATCATATTTAAACATATTTTCATTAATTATAATTAATAATTTTTTTTTAATAATTATTAAATTAATTTATATTATTAAATAATAGTAAATGAGTTGTAAAATAGGTTATAATAATACAACAAATTGTGTTACTATCTGTAAAAAAAATGATAAAAAACCAGGACCTCCTGGACCTCCTGGACCGCCAGGACCACCAGGTCCTCCATGTAATATTAATACACAAGGAACAGGAAGTATAATTTTAAAAAATAATAAAAAATATTATTATAACGATTCTTTAAAAGTTGAAACTAATAAAATTTTAATAAGTAAAAATATTATTCCTACAAGGAATAATGTTATTTCATTAGGAAACTCTTCTTTTAGGTTTAAAGATTTATTTATTGGTCCAGGTACAATTGATATTTCAAGTTCTGTTCCTGGTGGTGAAAACGCAACATTAGGTTCTGATTTAAATGGAATAGCTTACACAGAAAAAGGATTTGCTTCCCCTTTTATAAATATAGGTCCTTCACAATTAACACCTAGTGCTATTGGTGGTTGGAAAATATTTCCATCAGGAACACAATTAACACCTGATTATAATTTAAATGCTCAAGAAATTAACCCAAATACTGGAGATCCATATGGACCAGTTTATTCTTTAATAGAAAGCGGAATTACAGGACCTACTGGACCTACAGGACCTACTGGACCTACAGGAGATACTGGACCTACAGGAGAAACTGGACCTACAGGTGAAACTGGACCTACTGGCGAAACTGGTCCTACAGGAGAAACTGGACCTACTGGTGAAACTGGTCCTACAGGAGACACTGGACCTACAGGAGAAACTGGACCTACTGGTGAAACTGGACCTACTGGTGAAACTGGTCCTACAGGAGACACTGGACCTACAGGAGAAACTGGTCCTACTGGCGAAACTGGACCTACAGGAGAAACTGGACCTACTGGTGAAACTGGTCCTACTGGCGAAACTGGACCTACAGGAGAAACTGGACCTACTGGTGAAACTGGTCCTACTGGCGAAACTGGACCTACAGGAGATACTGGACCAACAGGAGACACTGGAGATAACGGTAATTTTGGTGGTGCAACATTTGATTATTTATTTAGTACGGATACAGATGAAACTAACCCAACTTTAGGAAATTTTAAATTAAATAATTCTACACAAAATATATCAACAAGATTATATATTAATTCATTGGATAAAACTAGTGCTGATATAAATGAATTTATGCAATCAATAGATAGTGTTTCATCTGTTATTAAAGGTTATGTAAGATTAACAAAAAATTATGATACTTCTATATTTTTATTATTTCAAATAACAGATTTAACATATAATACTGATTGGTGGACAATAGATGTTACTATTCAATCTTCTTCGTCTTCAAATCCTTTTTCTGATACTGAAAATATTTTAACTAGTTTTATAACTTCGGGTAATAAAGGTGATAAAGGATCTACAGGAGATACTGGACCTACAGGAGACACTGGACCTACAGGAGACACTGGACCTACAGGAGACACTGGACCTACAGGAGACACTGGACCTACAGGAGACACTGGACCTACAGGAGACACTGGACCTACAGGACCTACAGGACCAAGTATATTTACTGAATATACAATATCTTCTATATTAACAAATTCATCATATACTTTATATTCTGATATTAGTGAATTTGATATATATCAAGTTGATACATCATCAAATATTATAACAATAACTTTACCTTTAATAAGTAGTTTAACAAATAATAAAAGAATGCATATTTTTTCTGATGTTGGAGGAAATTTAACAAATAATGAATTCATTATTCAAACATCAGGTTCAGACACTATTGCTAATAACAATTCTATAACATTAAATATTAATTATTCATCATTAACATTAATATCGAATGCAAATGGAATTTGGATAATTTCATAAAAATAAAATAAAATCAATATTAAATAATATACTATTTAAATATAATTTTATACTATTATTATATAGATGACATTTATACCAAATGTATTAAGTAAAAATGATAACAATAATTCAACTTCGGTAATATCAACTGATTATACAGGAATTGGTACAAATACAACAGGATATAATCAAATTTCTATTTATATAACATCAACACAAAATTCCAATGCGGGAGGTTTAGAAATTCAATTTTCTGATGATAATTCATCATGGACAACTTATTTTAAAGATACTTATTTTACAAATACAACATTTCAAAAAAATTATAACATCTTAAATACTTATTATAGAATTAAGTATACTACACCAAATGCAACTTTTACCATTAACTCAAGATTAAATACAGAAACAAATAAAACTAATAATCAAACTCCATATGAATCTCCAAGTAATAGTTTTTATGATGCATTTGGAAAATTAAGAGTCACCAATCCATATACATTATTAGATATTAAGTTTCCAAGTGAAACAACAGCAAATCCAGAATTTTTAAATAATAACATGTTAATAACATCAACATCTTCTGGTGCAGGAACAGCATCTTATGGTTCATCTAAATCTGTTTTAAGTAGTACAGGAATTGGATCATACATAAATCAATCAAGAAAATATTGTATTTATCAGCCTGGTAAATCTTTATTATTTTTAGGTTCAGGAATTATTGGTGCATCAGCAATATCATCAAATTATTATGCACAATTAGGATATTATGATAATAATAATGGATTATTTTTTAAAAAAACACAAACTGGTTTATATGTTGTATTAAGAAATAACACAACAAATACAGAAATTTCACAACAAAATTGGAATATTGATAGTTTAGATGGAACAGGAACAAGTGGTTATAATTTAGATTTTACTAAAAATCAATTATTTGTGATTGATTTTGAATGGTTAAGTGTTGGACGAATACGATTTGGATTTTATATTTTCGGACAAATTTATTATTGTCATCAAATATCAAATTTAAATGAATTAACTGACCCATATATGTTAAGCCCAAATCTTCCAATCAGATATGAATTAAATGTAACAAGTGGTTCAGCATCATTAACACAAATTTGTAGTTCTGTTATATCAGAAGGAGGTTATAATCCCATTGGACGTCCATTTAGTATTTCAAATGGTACAACAGCAATAACTGCTTCTGGAGAAACAGCGATTTTGGCATTACGTGGAATTTCATCATCATCGTCATCAAATAATCAATATTATCATCAACATATTGTACCATCAATTATTAGCATATTTGGAAAATCAAATCCAGATTTTATTTTTAGAGTAAGATTATATTTAGCTCCAAATAGTCCTAGTATAACAACATGGAATTCAGTTGATCCTAATAGTGTTACTGAATATGCACTAGGAGGAGCAAATATAACAAATATAACAAATCCAAATATTATTGTAGATAGTGGTTATGTGCAAGGAAAAGGGTCAGTTGTATTTCAAAATTTAGATGGTATTTTTTCAAATTTAATTCAGATTACTTCAAATATTGATAATGTTAGCGATGTATTTGTTTTAACAGCAGAACCATTTTCAAGTAGTGCTCAAATTTATGCTACTATTAATTGGAATGAAGCTTATTAAAGTTTAATTAGTTAACAAATAAATATTACAAACTATAATAATTAAACTTCCAAGTATATTATAAATATTAATTTCTTCTTTATTAACCATATATGAAAACATATAAGTAAAAAGTATGCCTAAATAAGATAAAATAGCATATAATTTTGGTTTTATTTTATTTATCGAATAAAATCTTAAATAATAGCCAATTATGGCTGTTACAATATTGAAAACTAAAGCAAATACATTTACATTTTCTTTTTTATTTAAATCTTTAAGAGTAAAATCTTCTTTTTCATTATTTACTTGAATTTCTTCATTTTTATTCGTTTCATCAATATTCTTTTTATTTTCTTTATTTTCATTATTATTTTCTTTATTTTCATCATCAATATTTTCTTTATTTTTATTTTTATTTTCATTATATTTTCTATAACTAAATATGATTAATAATAATATAAGACCAAAAAAATATGATATAAATAATTGATTCCAATTGTTGTCTGTTTTTAATGTGAAAATACTAAAATAAATCAAAGCTTCAGTCAGCGCAGATAAAATCATATATCCACTACCTTTAATATGTTCTATGATTGCCTCTTTAGTAAATTTTCTTTCTTTTAAATCATCAATACTAAATAAAATAAGTCCAATTAGAATCAGAAAATATATAAAATAGTATTTATGATTGTTAAAGTATAAAATAATTAATGGATAAATAAATAAAATACTATTTGCCACTCCTCCTTTTAATATTTCATAACCTTTATGAGTAGTATAAACATGAATAAGTGTATAAAAACTCAATAATAATCCATCATTATGAAATAAATATTTTTTTATATAATTTAAATCAATAAAAAAGGAACTAACTAAAATAAATGAAAAAAATCGATTTAACATTTTTCTAAAAAAGGAAAGATTAATTAATTTAATATAAACAGGATAAGATGATAATAAAAATTCAGAAAATACTTTGCTAAAAACAGCGTTTAATATCATATATAATAAATATATATTAAATATTTTTACAATTTATATTATTAAATTGAATTAATCACTCAAATATTTACATTTTTCACAATAATAATACGTTTCACCATATACCCCTTTTTCAACTTCCATAATCCATTTATGGTCGCCATTATCTTTTATGCAAGTTTCATAAATTTTATTTTGCATGTTTTTAATTTGTTTTTCTAATAATTGAATCATATGTTTTGATTGATTTATATATTCATTTTTAATTAAAATTAGATTTTCTATTTCTTCATTAAGTATGTCCATTATTTATATTATTTATAATAATTTTACATTTTAAATTTAATAGTACATTTTGGAATATTATTTATATATTTTATTTTAATAATAAAATAAAAGTCATTCAAATCTAAATTACTTATTTTCAATTTATACATATATGTTTTTAATTTACAAGAATGTAAATTATTATTTGTATATAGGTTTTCAAAATTATTAAATTCATCAATATTAATTCTATTAATTTCAGCATAATTTAAATTTTCATCGAAAAAATCTATAATTTCAAAGAAATCATTATTAAATTGTAATAATCTATGTTGTAAAATATAATGTACATTATTGATAGTTTTATAACTTTTTGAAATAATTATTCCATTTACATTATGATATTTATGATAATTTAATAATCCATAATTCCATTTACATAAACTAATTTGAGGTTCTAATTCTGGCTTTGGAATTATGTCCATAAATAAAAATTATGATTATTTATTTAAATAAAAATTGAAATTATTTATAATTAAAAAATATATACCAAATATATACCAAATATATATCATATATATTCATTAATTATTAATTAACTAAAAATGGTGGCAGAAATAGAAGCAATTAATGATAATAATTTCATATTTGTTGATGACAAAACATTTCCAAATAAATTATTATATTTTACATTTGACACATATATATTACATGAAGCAATAGATTATTTTAGTCATGTACAGAAAAATGTTTTTTTTATTAAAGAAGATGAAAAATTACCTGAAAATATATTAAATGAACTTAAAAACTATGAACATTTAGTGTCTTATGTTGAAGTAAATAAATCAGATATAGTATAAATTAGATATATAAATAAATTTAAAAAATAAATAGTAAATAAAGTATATGGAAAATAATGATTTTATGAATCCTATATATTTAGCATATAATGAAGAATTAGATTCTTTATTTTATGATATTTATGAACATAAATATTCATTATTCAATGAAACCAAAAAAATAAATTATTATAAAATCTTCACATTATCACATAATACAACAACATTTATATTAACACATAGGGATGAAATACAATATTTATTAATAAATAATAAAAAAATATTAAAACATATATTTGAAAAAGAAATTTAACAAAAAATAATATAAAATATAATTCATATAAATAATTAGATTCAAGTAAAAATGAATATATATAAACAAAGAAAATTATATGTCGAAAATATATTTACTATTTTATTTGATGTTATAGCAAAATATTTACAATATGATGATTATTATATATTTTATCAAATGTTTGCACCAAAAAATATAGATTATTTTATAAGAAAATGCTTATATTGTAAAAAAGAACCAATATGTCCAGTAAATATAGTTTTAAATATGAAAAATAATGAAATAATAACATGTAATAAAAATTTAATGAATCCAATATGTTATATATGTTTATATGAAAATTGGATATTTAATTATAATAAGTTAGATACATATACAAGAAATAAGACACATTATCAATGTCCGTATAAATGTTGTAATTTAGAGTCTAAAATGTTTTTTTTAATAAATAACTCAAATAAATTTGGATATTTTAATTATAAAAAATTAATAAATTTTGATAATAAATGGAATTATTTAAAAAATATAACTTATTATAAATGTAAATATTGTAATTTAGTTTTTAGAAATAAGCATCATTATACAATATATAAGCATTATAAATATTCTAATTGTAGATTTATATTAAATAATTTTGAAAACAATTATTTTTGTAGAAAGAATGAAAATATTGAAAATATAAAATATCAAATGATTATAAATAATATTTTGATTGAAAATGATGAAAATTATTAATAATTCATACAATTCATACATTGATTTTGATAATATTGTGGGTTCATTTCATAATAATTTTGATTCCATTGATATGAATTAATATATTTATTATTTAATAACCAAGGATTCATAATATATATCCATTCTCCATGATGAGTATTTGACATTGCCATAAGTTGATGATAATTCAAATAGGGTACATAATTATTATTTTCAGTAGATTCAATTGATGTTAAATCTGAATCACAACTATTTTCTTCATTTAGATTATATTTTTTAGATTTTTTATTTTTCTTATTTCTAATTCTTTTATTTTTATTTTCATTAATGATAGATTTTTTAGAAGCTTCGGCTTTTTGAATAGCTTCTAAACGAGCTTGTTCAGCAGCAGTTTCTTCGGCTTTTTGAATAGCTTCTAAACGAGCTTGTTCAGCAGCAGCAGTTTCGGCTTTTTGAATAGCTTCTAAACGAGCTTGTTCGGCAGCAACTTCGGCTTTTTGAATAGCTTCTAAACGAGCTTGTTCAGCAGCAGCAACTTCGGCTTTTTGAATAGCTTCTAAACGAGCTTGTTCGGCAGCAACTTCGGCTTTTTGAATAGCTTCTAAACGGTATTTTTCATCTTTTAAATATGCTTCTTTTTGTAATTGAATTTTTGCTTGTTCTGCATTTTGTTTTAATAATTGCTTATGATTTTTCGCTTTCAATTTATCCTTTTTTGACTTAGGGGTTTTATTGGAAACTTTTTTATCTTTTTGTAAAAAATCATCAAGTAATAATTCATCTGCTATTCTATTACTTAACTCAACTTGTCTAGTGTCTTCAAAACTCATTAATTTTTGTTCATTAAGTATTTTTTTCTTTTCATCTTTAATGAATTTATCAGTTTTTTTAAGATGTATATTGGAATTATTTTTTAAATTGTCTAAAATATTTTTTTTAGATTCAATAGTATGATTGTATTTCATAATTGTTTTATATTTTTGGATATCGCTTGTATATTTTTTAAATTTAGTAGTATCTTTATTTTCTAAACTATGAAAAATAATATTTAATAAAGTATATTTATCATATTCATTTTTCTGATCTACACAATAGTCATACCATGCTGCTAATTCAATAGAATTATATCCAGTAATATTTTTATGATCTGGGTCAGCATCAGCTTTAATTAATTTATCAATTAAATTATAGAATTTTATAGGTTTATCTTCTTGACTCATAAAAATAGCCCATTGTAAAGGAGATTGTAAATCAATATCACAATCATTTACAGATTCGGGATTCTCAAATAAATATTGAATGGCTCCTTCTTCATCACCAGCCAAAATATATTCAATGATATTTTTTTTGTTTGTTTCTTTAAATTTATTAAAAAATTGTGGATTATTAGAATCAGCACTAAATTGGTTTCTATATTCTTCAATTTCAACAGCATAATACTTACTTAATTCTTCATTAATATTAATTTCTTGAATTTTGTAAGCTAATATTTTGTAAAGTTTTAAATAGTCATCGCCATTAGTTATATTTTCAATTTGTGATGTTGTATAAGCATCATATAAGCAATAAGTTGTACATTGATTTTTATGAAAATATTCTAATTTATCGACTTTATGATTCATCATTTTATCCAATGTAGAAAATAAAACTTTATCTTGAATTTTATCACGTAATTTATTTAGTTGATTCGTAATTTCTTTATTTTCACCAATAATTACTTTGGCACATAAATAATTAATTGGAGATAATCCTAAATAATCAATATTATTTATATATGCGCCTTTGTCAATGAAATAATTCGCTATTTTTTCTTGTCTAAAATATATCGCAAAACATAAAAATGACGTAAAAAATTCAGGTACTTTTTCATTTATATCAATATTAAATTTATTTACCAAATATTCAATCTGTTTGAGTCTCTTAGACTCAGTTTCATTAATATTTAATTGATCATGTGGAGCAATATAATAAACAACTGCTTTCACTAAATCTAATTTATTTTTTTTATTTAACTTTAAATTATTAATAATTTCTTTTTGAATTTCTGGTTTAAGTAATTTAAATTGATACTTTTCTTGTTCCATAACTTAATTTTAAAGGTTTATATATCAAAAAAATATAAATAAATATCAATTTTTTTATATTTTTATATATTTTTATATATTTTGTTTTTGTATTTGTATTTTGTATTTGTATTTTGTATTTGTATTTTGTATTTTGTATTTTGTATTTGTATTTTGTATTTGTATTTTGTATTTTGTATTTGTATTTTGTATTTTGTATTTTTATATATTTGTTTAAACTTCTTCAGAAACATTTAATGTATGTAATCTATTTAATATTTTATGAATAATTGCTTCCGGTATTTTATCAGACATATTATCCAAAACTTCATTATCTAATGGTTGTCTATGATGTACATCAGTAAATTCTGTTATAAATTTTTTAATATCATTTTCAAATAATTCAATTTCATTTTTCTGTTTTATAACTATTTCCAATTCATTATTACTCAAATTTTCACCATTATCTTTATACATTCCTTCTCCAGCAGACACTAAATCATCACATATTTCAGGCTTACTAATATGCTCAAATAATTGATATTTTTTAGCTTTAATATCTTTTAACGAATGATTTTTAGCACTTGAAAAAGTATTTTGAAATATATCAATAATATTTTGGTCAATATCAGGACTTGTTTCCATTAGTCGGTCAAATTCTTCTTTACTAGATTTTAACATTTGATTTACATTTGTTCTTTCAGTTCTAGATTTAGAAAGTTCAACTTTAATATTTCTATAAAATTTATCCCATGAAACGGCACTTACACGATGAGCTTCATTTAAAGCGCTTATTTTTAAAAATTGTGCTATAGTAGTTAATATACCAGCTAAAATATTAATACTACCAATAGATACTTGAGCTAACGTCTTGTATTTGTCCGGAAATTTATCTTGAGCAAAATTTGCCGTACCAGTTAATGTACTCATAATAATAACGGGAATAGTGAACCAAGCATTATATACACTGTATTTTTGGTTAGATTTAGCATGAAGCCATCTATAACACATTGCTTTATCTGCCCATTCAATTAATATTTTTTCATGTTCATCTTTCCAAATACCATTTTTGTTATTTAAATCATAATTAAGTAATAATTTTGTTTCGTCTAATTTAGTTTCATTCATATATACTTATTATTATTATTTAATTTTAACGCACGATTTAAAATTAAATAAATTATAATTAAAATATTTTAAACATTATGGACAATATTCATTTTGATAATATTATTTCATTAGTAAATCATATTGATAAAAATATAATTGATGTAGAAAATATATTAAATAAATTAAATAAATATTATAAAGATTTAATCAAAGAAAATAACTCTAAAATATTTTTATTTGGTATTGATTCTTTATTTTTTCAAAATAAGTTAATAGAAACAGAATTTAATAATTTAAATAAGTTATATACATTTATTTTAAACAGAATGTATTGTGAATATTATAAATTATTTAAAATTGTTTTGAATTATTTATATTCAAAATTTAGTGATTTTGAAGAAATTCATGAATTTAAAAACAATTATCCAAAATATGATGTATTAGATATTTATAAATATTATGATTTTAAATTAATACATCAATTACACAATCAAATAAATAAAATGGTTGATTTAATTAAAGAATTATTAAATAGTAAATTTGAAACATTAAATGACCATAAAAAGAAGTTTTTAATTGGATTAAATATAAATAATTTTGTAAATACATATCATTCAGAAATTAATAAAATTGAAAATCAAATAGATTTATTTAAAACTTATTTAAAATTTTTCAACGATATTTATTATAAAAGTCTTCATAGATTTTATCAAAAATTAGATGCGTTTCATATTCAAGTAAATAATGACTTAAATTTTGATTATGAAGATAATAATCCAAAATTAAATGATACAATTGTTAATAATATACATATAAATCATTTCAAAGAAAATGAAAATGATGGTGAAGAAGAAACAAATACAATACATGAAGTTTTAGAAATGAATGAAATGTTCACAAATGATATTAATATAAATAAAAAAAATGAATTTTAAACAATTATGAAAAAAAAAAATAAAATATGATATGTATTTTATTTTGTAGATAAAATAAATTATATTATGTATATAATTTATTAATGAATAATAAATTTATTCAAATTGCCCATAGAGGACACAGTGATTTTTATAAAGATAATACAATAAATGCATTTTTAGATGCATATAATAATAATTTTGATATGATTGAATTGGACATATTATTAACAAAAGATAATCAAATTGCTGTATATCATGATATATATATTAATAATGTACTTATAAAAGATATTAATTATACACAACTAAAAAATATAGATAAAGATATTATTTTATTGACCAATTTCTTTGAAATTATTGATACAAATAAAATAAAAGTTTATTTAGATATTAAAGGAAATCATTTAATATCAAAACATTTACATGAATTATTAAATAAATCCAATAATATTAATTTAAATAATATATATTTAGCAAGTTTCAATACAATCATATTACAAGAATTAATTGAACTTAATCCGAATTATCAACTAGGATTCATTACAGAAAATGTATATGAAAATGATATTTTATACCAATTCATTCTAAAATATAAATTAAAATTTATTGCTTTTGGTTGGACTACATTAAATAATACAAATATTGATTTTTTACATAAAAATAATATACTTATTTATACATATACTTGTAAAAATAAGAATAATTTATTATTTATGAAAGATTTTAATATTGATGGTATTATAACAAATTTTAAAATTTAATATGTTTCTGTTTGAATAGTTTCTATAAATTTATTTTTATAATCTAAAAAATCTGGATTATTATATATCATATTTTTAATTTTAATTTCTAATTGTCTATCAATTAAAGAATGTATATTAATTCCATATTTGTATTCATTCAATAAATAATTGGGAATTTGATTTTGAAATTCTTGGACATTTTTAAAATCATTCATATTTTTTAAATAACGTTCAATTAATTTAAATCTTACATTTATTTGTATTTCATCTTCAAATACATAATACTTTATTTTTTCTACATACAAACAATTTAAATTAAATAAATTGATTTTTATTGATTTTTCATCAATTAAATATGAATATATTTCTAAATTCATTTCATGAGGTAAATGTTTAAAATATATTTTATTATCAAAATCATTTTTAAAAGTTACATTTATTTCATTAATAAATTGAAATGATTTGTTATTTAATAATAAAATGATATGATTATTTTTTTGTATATTTTGAATAATATCTATATTTGTTTCTATAGTATCATAATAATGATTATATTTATGAAGACAAGTTTTTATATTGTCATAAATATATGAATTCATATTAATTAAATTATTCATTTACGTGAGTCTTTATTAATAATAATAAAAGTCTTTTATATAATTATTTTTTAAAATAATTATAATAAAAATTGATTTTTTTTTAATATAAATAACAATAAATAATAACAAATAATAATAAAAATTAACAACAAAAATTAACAATATGAACACTATTATATTATTTTATTTATTTAGTATACTTTATATTACTGTACATTCTGTAAGATTTACACAAAGAAAAAGATTTTTATTTAAAAATCCAAATAATAATAATGTACATTTAACGGACAATTCAATAAATAAAAATATAATGAATAAAAATGATGAATATGATAAAAATGATGAATATGATAAATATGATGAAAATGATGAATATTATATACCTAAATGGGTATATACTAAAGTTTTCAAATTTAATAAAAAGAAACATATTTTTAAACAATTAGATAAATAAAAGGTATTAAAAATAAAAAATAAATATATTTAAAAAATAAAATTTATAAAAATATAAATAATTCAAATGAAAAATATGATATATAACAATAATAATAATAAATATTTTTTAATTGAAGAAGGTTTAATAAAAAAAAATAATAGTATATATATTGTTAAAAACTATGTAGAAAAAATGGATTTAATGGAAAAGGGATTTCTAAAAAAATATATATATAATCCAATAAAATATGATTCGTTTAATAAATCATTTATAAATATCTTTAATATTATTAGTTATAATATAAAAAAATTATTTTATTGAACAATTAAATAAAATTTTAATATTTTTATAATAACTATATTAATGAATAATAAGATCTTAGCAATTATTACAGGAATGCAGCATTCAGGAACAACTTATTTAAATAATGTAATAAATTCACATTCACGTATTATGTCAGGTTTTGAATGTGGAATATTATTAAATCAATTAAATGACTTTCAAAATGTCCAACCATTTTTTGAATGGTTAAAAACAGGAAAAACACATTTTGGATTACCAGACAATTATGTAGAAGACATAAAAAATATGAATTATGAAGAAGTATATAAATACATTCAAGAAAATAAAGGTTCAAAAAATGATTGTCATTATCAAGAATTAATAAAAAAATGTCCTAATTTTACTGATAAAACACCTGCTTATATATATCAATTAGAAAATATATATAACAAAGTAAAAAAATTAAAAATACCTTTTATTGTTGTATTAAAAAGTTATGATGAAATTTATTATAGTTGGGTAATAAAGCGTAAAATTCCATTTCAAACATTTATACAAAATATAAAATTAACCATTGAATCATTAAAATTTATATCTAAAAATCCAAAAGAAAATATTTATGTTTTTGAATATGAAGATTTAATCAATAAAAAAGAAAAATATAATAATCATTTAATGAATATAATAACAACATATAATAAAGTGATTCCACGAGAAAAATTATTTGAAGAAAAATATAATCATAAAATTAAAAATACAGTTATATATAAAGCTGATAAAAAAGCAAAAACTATTCATGTTAATACTGAAAACCATCAATTTAAAGAATTATACAATCAATTATTGAATTCATTAAAAATAAAATTATAAATGCAATTTTTCATAATCATAATCTTATAATCTTAATTAACATAACAAACTTTTTAAACCTTTTAACGCACCACAATTTAGAGCGTTGCGTATTTTAAATGCCGGTTTTATAAAAACCACTTAAAGATATAACATTATAATATAATTAGTTAAGTAGTTTTATTGATATTTGACTTAACTATTTAAAAATAACTAAGATAATTACTCTAACGAGGACCGCGAATGCTTTATCTTAAATTTTATTATAAAATCAATACAAATAGTCGTTTATTAAGGTAGTAATTAAGCGATTTCTGATGGGATTAAGTGTATCTACCATAACAATACACTTAAGAAAGCCCATTATTTAGAATTTAGAAACTCTTTAATGAGTAAAGCGATGCATTTATTTTTTTGTCATTAAAACCGGCATTTAAAATACGCACCGCTCTAAATGAATAACATCTTTATTTTCTTCATTTTC